GCTTGAAGATACCAAGAACAGCACAAGGCGTGAAGTGCCGTTAAGTCGTGAGGCTGTCCGGTTGTTTGGTCTACTGGGTAACAATGGCGGCAAATGCTTTGCTGTGGCACCTGGTAGCGCTTCTACGCTGTTCAGGCGGGCGGTACACAATGCCGAGATCAATGATCTGCGTTTCCACGATTCGCGCCACGAAGGGCTTACAAGGCTTGCTAGAAAGCTCGATGTTTTAGACTTGGCGAGGATGGTTGGGCATAGCGATCCCCGCAGTCTGATGATTTACTACAACCCCACAGCGACAGAGATTGCTTTAAGGCTGGACTAATCATGCGGCCTTCTGGTTTCCTATCCAGCGTTTTACCTCTGATGATTCCCATCGTCTGCCCACTTCTGGAATGTTTATAACTTTCGGGAATCCCGGCTTGCACACAACCCGCTTATAAACCGAGTCTTTTGATAGGCCCATATATGCGGCAACATCGCCAATCCTCCACAGGCGGTTGTCCATGTTTTGCCGGTTAATGGCTGCGAGTATTTCTGTCACTATTTCTTCACTCATACCTCACCCCCTTCTATACGAGTATTCCACTGCCCTCGAAGTTTTGCTATTCCCCGTTCAAAATTAGAGACAGCCATACTACAGTCCGTACAAATAATTGTAGTAAGCCCCACAGTCTTGAGTTTTGCCTCTCCTCCACAAAAGGGACAAGGTAACAGCCCACTATCACTGGCGCTCACTGGCTTTTCGCACTTACAATACGCTATAGGGAAGCCACATCCGTGAGTACAGATAATTCTGGTTCTACTCATACCTCACCCCCTTCTATATCGTTGTTAAGCCTCTACCAACTCAGCACCACAACAGTCAGAAACATAATTGCCTGTATGGTGTGTGCCAGCCTTTCCATTGGTGCAATGAGTACCAGAATAGCCAAAGGTTTCTTCTTCAGCTTCGCAGCTTTCGCCGCAGTCGCCACAGGTGTTTTCTTGCGCCATCACCAAGCCCTCGCACTTAACTCAAGAGCCGCGTTATGTTTATTGATGATTGCCTTATTTGGTAAATAGTGACTAATATCATCATCGGTAATAAATCCGCGCTTAATTGCCCCCTTACTCTTTAGCGCCACACGAATTGTATTGCTGGTTTTATCCAGCCTTTCAGCCAAATCTATTACTGTGATGGTTTCGCCTACCAGGTCAGTAAAATGCTGGCCCTTATAAACCACGGTTGCTTTTTTCATAGCCATAAATTTGACCCCTAAAATGGAATGTCGTCGTCGAAAGTGTTAAACCCTGGGGCCTGTTGTTGGGCTGCGGGTTTTTGTTGTGGTGCGGCTTGCGGTTGTTGGTGCGGCTTGCCGGTATAGATAAACTCAAGTTTTGAATCTTGAATCTGAAGCCGTGGCTGATATTTCGGGTCGTTTGGCATATCGATAATAAGCCCGGAGCCACCAACAGAAATCACCGACCCAGCGACCAGCGCATTCGTGTAAAAGCCGATCTGGTTATCCTTTGCAAAGAGAGCCGCTGAATAATTTGTATATTCTTTTTCTTTGGTTTTGCGGTTGTAATTAGCCTCGCCAATATCAACGAAAAAGACCATCCCATTATCATTTTGAAACTGTCGAGCGTCTTTGTTTAATTTACCTGTGACTGTATGTCCCATGATTGTTCCTTTTAAAAAGTAAGTTCGGCGTGTTTTTCGTTCACGCGGTTGATGAATGTTTTTAACTTTTCTTGGTCTGCGTCGATTTCTTTGAAGTTGTCGCGCGTAATTTTCAGGAGAAAAACCGGAAGCTCATAATTGCGATCATCGAAGCTGGCGAAATACCACCACTGCACATCCTCAGACATAAGGAATGGAGCCTTTACTTGGTCGGCATATTCTTTTGGTAGTTGGTTATTTATTAAATACTCGATATGCTTTTTGCTGTCAGGACACTTGATTTCTAAGCCTCCGATAACCTTCCCGCCTTCTTCATAAATAGCGTCCGGTGACAGCGCAAAGCCCTCAATATCTTCAGAGGCCAGCATCCCGGTTTCAATAAACTCGATTCCAGTAAGCCGACTAATGGCCCTCCTCGCCAGCGGTTCCATTTCCCTTCCCCTGGCGATAGCGGGTGAGTTTAGATCGTCTATTTGAGGCTCTGTCATGCGTTCGGCGATCATCTTATACATTAGGGTTTCCTGAACCTTTGGTGACCCCAGGGCGCTTTTAAGCGTGGTTCCTGTCACCTTCCCTTGTCTCTCGCAATGCCACTCATAGGAGCCTTGTTCAATATCAATTTTACGCATTGATTTGCTCCTTCATTTCATCCTTCACAGCCACCAGTTTCGGTTTCAGATTCTTAGGGATCGCCATAAATGCTTTCTGCAAATCGCCAATGGTTGTGCTGGCTCTCAACAGGTTTTCATATTCTTCGACGTTCTGGTTTGTGTCAGGAATAGCCTCTCGGATTCGCAGGGCCATTTGCTCACCGCCAAATGCTTTGACTCTGGTTGCGTATATTTGAACGCTGCAACCAATCCACTGAGAATACATTTCGCCATAGAGCGACGCGATGGTTCTAGCGTTTGTGATGTTCAAAACCATCGGCGGGGCGTTGTCGAACTGGACGACAGATACAGTCTCATCTTTGCCGCTGGTGTTCTTTATCTCTTGCTGTGCCACTGATTTAATTGTGGCTATCAGCTCCTCGTCGTCATTGAGGTTTTGCGATCCCAGCAGAAGCATTTTGTTCGGAAATAAGTTTTTCCAGTGGGTTGTGGTTGACGGTTCAAATACCAGGTTTGTCATTGTCTTATTTCCTATCTGCTAGCGTGATTCGGGTAGTGGCGGAGAGAGTCTTCGTAATCCATCTGACTCACCACGGTGTAAGCTGACAACAACACAATCGCTATTAGTATTGCCTTGATCTTTTCCATTATCTGGCCTCCCCTGCATAGTTTTCAGCTACGGCCTGTTGATATTCATCACGGACCTTTGTGAAGTATTCTTCACAGGCTTTTGTTAAGTTGTCCTCGCAGAATGCGTAAACAATGTTTCCCCACTGCTCGGCAAAAATAGTGCCGGGGAATTGGATGCTTTTTGATAATTCCCAAGAGGTTTCGCCCCGACACGCCTCAGACTCAAAACGTTCGCTTTTATCGTGGCCTGTCATAAGGGTTAAATAGATGGTTTTAAATGTTAGCGGGCGACAATAAAGCTCTTTAATCAAGCGAACTTCTGCGCCGTTACAACAGGGGGGGAATAAGTCTGTGAGGCGATGTTGCCCTTCGGTGAGCAAATAGTTGCGGGCCGCGTTGTCTTTGCTCACGTCGTCCAGGGCTGCAAACGTGCCGTCCCAGTCTGGCAGTGAGGCAGTGTACATTTCTTCCACTAAGTGTTTCATGCCGACCCCAAATTTGTATGCTTGGGGTTAATATACAAAGTAAAATTGTTCAGGTCAACAAAGAACTTTGTTTACTTAGTCGCAGGTGATAGGGATGTTGACGCAGGGTTTTATTTTATTTTATTTGTTGACGCAGGGTTTTATTTTGAGTATAACTGAAAAAAAAAAGGCGGCAGAAATGCAAGAAATGCGTGAGCTCAATGCTATATTTAAAACTATAAGCGAAAAAGAAGCGGTTATCCTGAGGGTTCTTTTGCGCGAATTGCGCGAAGGGTTGCAGCCAGCACCGCCGCCTCATGGGGCGTTATCTCAAAAAACTCTTTATTCAGTGATTCTATATTTGGACAGCCAGCGGCGGCAGGGGTCTGCTCTCGGCCTTCAGCAATAGCATACAAAGCATAAATCGTCAGCCCAAACACCTCTGCAAGTTTGGCCAGATAGCGTGGCTGACTGACCCTATTGTTTTCCAATTGGTCTATGCTTTGTTGTGGAACGCCCACACGAAGCGCCACGTCCTGCTGAGTCCAGCCTCGACGTTCTCTTTGGTTCTTTACAGTCGCACCCAAGCTCATTGCAGCCCTCTCTCTCCTTCTTGATTGTGATTTTGCAATCGTTGTTTACGTTCTGATTATACCACAAAAAAAAACAAAGAAAAGATCATTCCAAAACAGTTTAACAGGCTGACCGCCTTATCTGTTTTATGTCTAAACAAATTAATCTATTGACTCAGACAATTCGAATTTGTATATTACGTCACATGAGCGGATTATTACGAGCAATTCAAATAGCAGGCTCCCAGGCAAAACTGGCGTTGGCCATCTCTGGCAACGTTAAACAGCAGCACGTTTCCTACTGGTTAAAAAACAGAGTTCCAGCTCAATACTGCGGCCCCATCCACCAAGCCACGGGCGTTCCTTTAGAGGAACTCCGTCCCGACGTGTTTGGAGATTTTGTCGCGCAATAACCCTCACTTTGCCGCCTTCGGGCGGTTTTTTTTAAGGCGAAAAATTATGAATATAATTCTATATCCAATTTACGCGACGCTGGTGGGAGCAACGATCTGCGTTTCTTTGGGAGTGTTTTTCATATGATAACGCCATCGGGTAAGTGGACAAAAGAAAACTTTGACATCCATTGCCAGGATAATCCTGAGATTTATGAAGCCTTTGTGAGGTATGCGTTACAAGCGGCCCACAGAAGAAAGCACTATTCAGCAAAAAGCATCTTTCACCGGATCAGGTGGCAAACAATGTTTCAAGAGCAGGGCTGTCAATTCAAAATAGATGATGGCTGGATTTCTCACTATGCCCGAAAGTTTATGGACGAATATACGCACCTGGAGGGCTTTTTTTCAATCCGGCAAAGGGTCAGCAGTTATCACGCTGACGGCGTTCCCGCATGAAGTGGTTCAAGCACGACTCAAACGCCCACACCGACGACAAACTTCAAACGGTGCTAATGCGCTATGGCGCTGAAGGCTACGCGCTTTACTGGTACTGCGTTGAACTGATAGCCGCTAGGGTTACACCAGACAACATCACCTTTGAGCTTAAACACGACGCAGAGGTGCTTGGCTACCATCTAAAGATAGACACCCTCAAGGTTGAGAAGATCATGCTTGATATGGTCAACCTGGGGCTGTTTGAGTATTCAGGGGACCATCATATCACCTGTATGAAGCTGGCCAAACGCCTCGACAACACGATGACACAGAGCCGGGAAATTAAAGAAACTTTAAGTAACTTTAAGAAACTTTCACCAGATAAGAATAGATTACATAAGAATAGAAAAGAAAAGAGTAAAGATATATCGCCTTCGGCTCCTGTATTCAGTTTCAAACAATCACTTCTTGATCACGGGGTTGATTCTGAGGTTGTTAATACTTGGCTGGCTGTAAGAAAAAACAAAAAGGCCGTCAATTCTGAGCTGGCCTTCAAAAGCATCCTAAACGAAATCACAAAAGCGGGCATCACCGTCAGCGAAGCTATACACATGAGCGCGGCAGAAAGCTGGTCGGGGTTTAAAGCTGATTGGTACGCGAACGCAAAGGGGAAAGGAAGTGGCACTAGAGCTAGCAACAACCAGGACGCCATCATCGAAGCCACCTACGGAAACAGCGCCACGAATTTTTAACGAGCAAGAGCGCAAATCGGTTGGGAGCTTTTATGGAAAGCTGAAAGGTATTTACACCAATCAATACGATGCGCTTTTTAAAGATGCTCGGATGATTGAGGTCAGCAAGCGGTTGTGGGCTGACCACATCATCGGCCACACAGATGGGCAGCTAGACAAGGCGATTCTCTGGATACAAGAACAACAGAAAAACCATGTAGACGGTTGGGAGTTTTGCAGTATTGGTCGCTGTGTTGGGGCTATTAAGGCGGCAAACGAAGTGAAGGCTTGCCATAAGTTGTTTAGTGATAACAAGCGGCTCCCACACCTTCCGGCCAGCAAAGAATTTGGCAGATCAGAATTGGACAAACTGAAAGGGGTTTTATCGTGAATATCGCAACGAACATTGAAAGCATCACGGACACAACCGAAGCCGCTTCTGGCTTTAGAAAAACCTGTTCGAAGTGCGGAGAAGCCAAGCCGACAACAGAATTTCATAAACACCCGCTGCGGCTTTATTACATCCAGTGCGCCGATTGCTTTCCCGTGGCAAGGGCAGACACCAGAAGCCAGGCGCTAACCGTGGCCCGGAACGCAACCTATCCGGGTAGGCGCTATGCCGTATTCATGGAAATAGCAAATGGGGCTGACCACTGGCGACCCATCCAGGAACGCATTATCAGCACCATAGCGGCCATCTGAAGCACTTATGAACCTATCCATGCACAGATCAATCAACAGGCTCGAAATGATCCCAGCAGAGGTCACATCGCCCCGCAAGTACAGCCAAGAAAGGGCGTTGTCACCATGTAGCGGTTGCAAGAAAGCAAAGCAATGTGCCACTCACGAAATAGCCTGTGATGCCTATCGAATTTATGCGGGCTATGGCGGCGCGATTTGCCCAAGCGAGAAATGGGCCGACGCAGCACGAGAGCCGACGGCCAAAATCTTTCGGTACGTTTGGGATGATAAAACGGGGCGAATATGAACGATGGAGCAGCCAAGCAAGAAAACACCAGGGGATTTACGAAGGATGACCGCGAAGCTGAAAACGGAATACCTGAAACTCCCTTCGACCCGTTCGCACTTTGGGCTGGTGGAATGGAAGCCTTTTGCTCCGAAGGTCGAGGGAATGAGCAAGGATCAAGCGATAGAAGTGGATAGGATGATTCTTGATATTCGTAAGAAAAACAAGGGGTGGTGAGATGAAACAGAAGCTCATTGATGCAGACGAAGTTGATTGTTTGAGTGCTGCTCGAAAGCGGGGCTTCATTGTCAAACGGGCAGGAGTCTGGAAGAAGGTCAAGCGAGCTATGAACAAGCGGTTCAGAAAACAACGGGGTGGATTATCTAATGCAGGGTGAATTCTGGATTATCAAAACCGATCAGCAGAAAGCAAATGCGGCGGCTGCGGTGGCGCTTTGTGAGGTCAATCCAGATGCGCCCTGGTGCGTACAGATCAAGACCTATGACGAAAAGCGCAGCCTTGCCCAAAACAGGCTATCCCACACCTGGTATGGGGAAATATCGCAACAGGGGAAGGAATACGCTGTCGGCAAGGTTCACTCAATTTGCAAGGATCGTTATGGTCTGCCGATTATGAAAGCAGACGAGATATTCTCTAAATTCTGGCGACACGCCACAGCGGGCAACCCCACGCATGAGGAAATTATTGACGAGATCATGCCGATGACTCCAGTGACGTCAATAATGACCGTCAAGCAAATGTCCCAATACCTGACGGACATACAAAACGAACTTGGGCAGAAATACCGCCTCACCGACCCATCTCTTTATGGATTAGAACGATTATGAATAAAGTTGTCCCGTTTCCAGCAAAAGAGAAAACGTCGAAAGAAGTTGCCGACACCTACACATACCACCAACTTCTTTTTTTGCCTGACGACTGTTTTTTTACAGTGAGCCGGATTACGGCTGTGTCTGAGGACGGTAAATACTTTTTTGGCGTTCTTTTGTTTATAGAAAACTGTGCCACAGATAATTTTTCCTATTATCTGTTTGATCCAGAACACAACGCCTTTGGGCTTTTTCACAGATTCCACACTGGCGAGACCTCGTACAAGTTGCGCCATTCCGCCACCATGCAGCGAATCACGGACAAATACCGGACGCTTGGTGAGGTAACAGTAGATGATCAATATGCAACAGCCCAAGCCACATGGGTCGAGACCCAATGAAAAAGAAAATAAAAACAGTGGCACAACAGGTCAACGCGGCTGCGGTGCTGATTCAGAAACTGGTCAGGATGAAGGCCGCAGATGATAACGGATATGCCTCCTGTGTCACTTGCAAGAAGGTTGACCACTACACCTGTATGGATGGTGGCCACTTTATTCCGAGAACGCGGCGCTATTTGGTGCTGTTTGAAGAAAATATCCATGTTCAGTGCAAGGGCTGCAATCGGTTCGGCATGAAGGACACATTGATCGTCCTCAAGTACCACACCCACATGGTGGATATGTATGGCGAGAAGCGCGTCAGGGCGATGGAGCGGTTGGCGTGGAGGTCAAGAAAGTGGACTAGGGAAGAAGTGGCCGAGGTGGTTGCTTATGCCAAAGAACAGATTAAATACCACGAAGGCAGAATCGCATGAGAGAGCATTTGATGATTCCTGACTGTCAGGTCAAGCCTGGCGTTCCCATAGATCACTTGGAGTGGATCGGTAAATATATTGTTGAGAAAAAACCGGATGTGGTTATCAACATCGGCGATTTTGCTGATATGCCATCGCTGTCTAGTTATGACAAGGGCAAACGGTCAGCAGAAGGTCGCCGCATTCGCCTGGACTTGGATGCTACCTATACGGCCATGATTAAGCTGATGAAGCCGTTGAACGACTACAACGCTCTAAGGAAAAAGTATAAGGAAAAACAATATAAACCTGAATTGCATCTCACGATGGGCAACCACGAACACAGAATCACCAGGGCTGCGGAGAATGATGCCGCCCTCGATGGCTTCCTCAACCTCCAAGAGCTTCGCTATGAGAAATTCGGCTGGAAGGTTCACCCTTTCCACACCATCGCTCATATTGATGGAATCGCCTATTCCCATTATTTCTACAACCCAATGACAGGCCGACCCTATGGCGGGCAGAACATCAAGACGCGCCTGAATAATATCGGCTTTAGTTTCTCAATGGGCCACCAGCAGGGCTACGACTCAGGGCAGAAATACCTCAACAACGGAAAAACCATTCGCGGCCTGGTTGCGGGTTCTTGCTATCTTCACGACGAGGAATATATAGGCCCACAAGCTAACGGCCATTGGAGGGGCATCATCTACAAGCACGAGGTTTTTGATGGGACCTATGACCTGATGGAAGTGTCGCTCGACTACCTTTGCCGCAAATATAACGACCTCAGACCTGGCATGAGGGTTTGGAAATACATGAAAATAAAATACCCCGAATTATTCCATTCTTCAGGCTGGTTGCAATGGCAGGAGCATCGGTTCAATACCACAAATAAGGATGGGAAATTATGATCTATGACAGAAGCAAAATAGCGGGCCACAGCGACGATGCGACTATGAGTTCCCTAGAGATTCAAGTTGGTGGGGGTCACTACAAAGACCTGAAGATACAGCCCATCGAGTTTATCCATGCTAACGGCATTCCTTATATCGAAGGCTGTGTTATCAAATATATGGCGCGATGGCGCGACAAAAACGGCCTTGAGGATTTAGAAAAGGCAAAACATTACATTCAACTGTTAATTGACCTGGAGGGCTGACCAATGCTCGCCTCACTGCTTAAAAAGGTTGCAGCTCATTCTCTACAGGGGGAGCTTGAGGAAATAGCGACTATCTGCGAACCCTGGCTTCCGAAAGTGGCAAAAGAGCGGCTTGAAGAAATTGATTCTGAGGTTGATGAAATTGTATCAGACATAAAAGCAATCCCCAGCGAGGACGAGTTGAGAGCCAGACATCCCGGATGGTGTGAAACGTGTGAGTAATAGCAATGGCACATGTGAGGGGAACAGATGTGAGTGAGTACCTTCCAGAAACAATGGATTCTGCACGAGTTGTGCAGCTCATAGAGACAACCATTTTGCGGCGCGGTGAGGGCTTGGAAAGCGATCCGGTGCGGATAGTGACCCAATATTGGACATTTGATGGGCAGATGGTTGCCGAAGATGATCCTTGTAGCCCGCAACCCTATAGCGCTAATGCAGCGGAGCAAGATATATAAATGTCTGATTTCGATATGCTGGTCATCTCTTGTCGTCAGCTTTGGCACAGCTCAACCTATAGTGCCTCACCAGAGAGGATGGCCGAGTTTGTCCAGACTTCAGGGGGTCGGGTTATGCCTCGATATGAGAGGGGGCTAAAAGAGGCGATAGATTCACATCTGCCCAGCGATCAGCACCCGCAAGACAATACGCATCTCTGGCTGTTGGGACACTATTTCTGGAGTGCCGAGGTCGAGGCTGATCGGGTAATGCAAAACGTCTTTAAGGCTAGATTGTTCTGTTTGATCCACCAAGAGCTTCAACTGCTCGACAAGCCGGACAAGTGGAAGGCCAAGACATCGAGGATCATTGCCCGCGTATTAGGAGAGGCGCGCTATCTCAGCCCTCCGGATATGTCAGCGACAAGGAATGATCTCTACACCATTGAGCAGAAAGAGGTGTTCACCCAGGTTTCAGCGGGCAACTATCAGCGGGACGCTCGGCAGCACTGGGAGTGGGTTTATAGTGTGGTTGGTGAATGGGAAAGGCTGGCATTAGTGCCGGTCTGTGAGTGGATGAACAATCTAAAGGATAGGGTGGCTTAAAATGTATCTTACATACGTTGATCGACTGACTTCGTTCAACAAAAGCCACTATGTAAAAAAGGTGGCCGTTCCTGGGAGACCTATCAGGAAAACTCTAAGCCTCGGATGTTCATGCACCCGGGGCTTTTTCCTGTCGCTGTATAAATAAACACACTGTATGGATTGACAGTAAATGACGAACAATATACTATATATCCCTAGTATCTAATTCCGAGCATGGAATCTAACAGCCGCCCCTCAAGGCGGTTTTTTTGTGTCTAAAATTAAGGATCAGAAATGGATGTATCAACTTGGAGCATCGTGGTTTCTGTCCTTGTGGCGGCAACAAGCATCATCTGGCAAGCATCACGGATCAAAGCGAACGTGGACACCCACGGAAACGCCATTGGTGAGCTGAAGCGCAAACAAGACGCGCACGAGCAAGCAATCAAGGAACACCACGGGCGCATCTCTAACCTTGAGGGGCAAAGAAGAAATGGCTGAATGTCTGATGTTGGCCAAAGAGCTGATAGAGGCCCATGAAGGCCGTAGACACTTAGCTTATGAAGATCATTTAGGAAACGTCACCGTTGGCGTGGGCCGCAACCTGGACGGGAAGGGCTTAACCAATAACGAAATAGACATCCTATTGATGAACGACCTCATCGAATGCTTTGACGATCTGTCTAATTTTAGATGGTTCACACAAGCCAACGAATCACAACAGTCGGCCTTTATTGATTGGCGCTTCCAGTTGGGTGCGGCAGGGATCAGGAAGTTCAAACAGACCCTTATATATCTCGATCATGGCGACTACACCCAGGCAGCCAAAGAGATGCTGAATTCGGTATGGGCCAATCAAACACCAAACAGGGCGCGTGAAGTCTCTCGCCTTATTGCTGGGTTATAAGTTATGCCATTTCTAAACGAGCTAACACTGAGGCCAACAGATGGGGACAAGTGGCAACTCTTGGATCATCTGGTGTATGAAACCACTGATGACCGCTTTGTGGTTGTGTCTCCTAATTTTCAGACTGACCTTGCTAGTATTCCTCGTCCTCTGCGTTTGTTCTATCCAATTCACGACAGGCATACACGCGCGGCTGTTGTACATGATTTCCTGTACTGCACCCAACACATTGAAGGTGTGGCTATTACTCGTAAGGAAGCGGATCAAATCTTTTATCAAGCGATGAGGGAGCTGGGCGTGAGATGGAGTAAGGCTAAGACTATCTACTATGCCGTTAGAGTTGGCGGCTGGGCTTCCTGGTAGTGCCACACGCTGCACCACATCACGCAACACCCAACAACAAAACAAAGAAACATGACGTCAGACTAACATCCACACAGCGTGGCTATGGTCACAGATGGCGCAAGGCTAGGGGGGATTTCCTCAAGGTCTATCCACTGTGCCTTATATGTAGGGATAAAGGACGAGTAACCGCAGCTAATGTGGTTGACCACAAGATCCCACACAAGGGCTGTAAGAGCCTGTTCTGGGACGTTACGAACTGGCAGCCACTATGCAAGCAGTGCCACGATAGAAAGACTGCTACGGAAGATGGTGGCTTTGGGCGCTAGTTATGAGAGGGGAAGGGGGGGGTTTAAAGTCTAAGCCCTCAAGTTTGGTTAC